TGAACTGGCAATGTTTCTTGTCTTACTACTTTATCGCCTACGATCTGGTAGTAGTTAACAGTGCCAGCATCATTCTTCGTATAGTACGAAATTTGTGCGATGTTATCTTCTGGCACATCCCATTGCTGTAATAGTGCGAAATTGATGTAGCACTGTGTACGAGGATATGTAGCAGGAGCAACATCATCACCATACAATCTACGAGCTTTCTTCAATGGAATGAAGTTAATGATAGCACCTTCTTCAGCATCAGAACCTTCAACAGTAGCACATGATGGATCGAATGCAACAGCATCAATATGAGATGCACTTTCGAGTATGATCTTTGGCATACCAGTTAGTTCATCTTCAACAGTCGTTACAATTAAGAATCCATAACCTGTTAGAACAGATTTACGGAATGCATCGACAATAGCTGATTTACTATCATTATCACTTTCAACAGCATCGATAACTTCTTGTATTTCACCAAATGCTCCTTGCTTATTAACCAATTCAGTATGCCAAGGAGAATTTGAAATAGGAGATGCAATGGCATTGCACATTACATTCCAGTTATTCATAGACAGATTTACTCTGTTCTTATTTCTACGATATTTCTTTCTGAAATCGTCTGTCCAGAAATCGCCAGAATACAGATTCAAATCTCTAACTGCACGACTAATTGTTGCATTGAATCTGATATCTGACTTTCTTAGAAACGAATTACATTGTTCAATTATTGGATCCATTTGAACCTCTTAATCAATAATTAGAGTTGAACTACATTGAACTTAATTGTGTCACCTTGTGCCTCACCTGCCATACCAACGAATAAAGGAGTGTTCTGTATCTTCCATTCAAACTGATCTCCTGCAGACTTAGTCATGTTCTTCCAGTAATAAGTACCTTCAGAAGACAATGGAACTGTAACACCAACGTCGGCACCAAGACCAGCCATCATACCGGAATGTTCGATCTGTACCATAACTGTAACATTAGAAGTACCGATAGTGAATAACCTAGCAAGGAACAGATAATCATTCGGACGTTCAGTCGTATTTGTCATTCCATAAACACCCATTTGTTCCCACATCTTGGTATAATGTGCTTCGTTACCACCTTCAGTATTGATTACACCAGTGATGTTGTTAGTTCTCATCTCCATTGTTCCAGTATTGCCTTTGTATGTATAGATGTTGTAATTGTCGTATATACTCGACAAAGAACGATGAACAGTAATTGGTTCTGCAGAAAGACCGATGTTGTTAGTGATGCTCAATCCTCTAACCAAGTCTTCTAGTGTAATGTGTGGATCTTGTGCATCAATAGTACCAATTTCAATATTGCCTGCAACAAAGTTATTAACAAAGTTACCAGAAATAACACGATGAACGTGATATATTGTGTGTTCACCTGTTGCAGTTGGATCAGTATCAACTGTTATTTCATCAGGTTGATCGATACCGTATACTTGAATAGTGTTAGCTATGTTACAATCTTTAACATCACAATAACCACAGTAAATTGGCACATTGACAGCAGTATTATACAAATAAGCATTGTCTACATCGAATGAGCCAGTACCTAATAGTGTACCATTCTGACTGTTCAAGTTAGTCATTCTAATTCTATCTTGTGTAAATACCAATGTAGAATCTTGACAACGAAGCGATAAACCTGTTACAGCAGTATCAGCAATTGTAACAGACATATCACAGTTCTTAAATACGTATGTATTAGCAGCTTTACCTTCTAATGTTAAAGCACCTGCACAATTCTCAATGTAATATGTGTGAGGATTTGTCGATTCTTTCAAAGTAGCATTAGCATTAGTTGTCTTATAGTTGATAAGCCATCTATCACTATCAATTACATTCTCCCAAGGATTCTGTTCTGTTAATAGACCTTCCCAGTCATAGTTAACTTTCTGTTGCTGATCTTTAATGCGCAACCACATTAATTGCTTATGTTCGAAATCATTGAAGTCAGCAATACAATTTGTATCGACATGAATGTATGGTGAACCATAGAACATATCTTCTGTTAGCTTACAATTAACGAAGTAGCAACCTGCAGAAATGTTATTCTTTGAATTGATGATACAATCTGTAAATGCAGAAATACTATTCAAAGACTTATTCAAATTAACTGTACATTTCGTGAATGAGCATACTTTGTCAGTATTAACATTCAAATCAACTACACAATTTGACAAAGTAGTTGTATAGAAGTAGTCATCATTGTCAACAACAACATGTTGAGGATTGATGAATAGATATGCACCCCAAGATGTCTTAACAAACTTAGCATTCAAATTAGTAGCATGATTAATGAACAGAGGATCACCGTTGATTTCAGTTGTCCAAATGTTCGATGTACCAGTGTCAATAAATGTCACATTCTTTGCTACATCAATGATAGGTGTAGTGAATGTCAAGTTATTGTACTTATAGTATTTGTAATCGCCATTTGCAGAGAAGTATGGTCTGACATTTACCGCATTACAATAGTCAATCCATTGAATCATTCGAGCAGTATCACCAACAAAGTTTGTAGTATTACGAGGAAAGATACCGTAATGTCTGCTATCACAATGCTCTGTTGGTTTGACCATCTTCCAACGACCTGTCAATCGTTCATTCGACTGAATAACAGCACCGTTATCATCATTATCTTCAGATTGAGCATACCAAATGTAGTTGATTGGTTCTTTATCACCACATTGATTATAACCTAACAAAGTAATAACCTTGTAGCCATTAACTGATGGTACTAAGTTGACATCTAAAGCACGCAATTCTGCAATAGAATTGACGCACATAGCAGCTGAAGATGTCAGTTCGAATTGAGTCTCATTGATGTTCTCAGATGTATATTGTAATGACCATTTGGTATCATCAGAAATGTCAATGTCGTGTTGATTAGTCCATGTACCTTCACCGATGTATTTGTAGAAATAAGCAACAACATCAGTATCAATGAAGACCTGATGTTGTGTACGTCCATATTCGTCAGTCAAGATTGGATTGTCTAATGCTGTACCATCACTATCGTAGATAGGTGCTACAGTGTTACCATCTTTGACATTGAACATAACACAGCCATGTAGTGGCTTGTTGTTATTGTCTTTGTATCTTAGCCAGTTGTCGAAATTTCTCATTATCTCTCCGAGTGTAGAAGTCCTTTAGCTCTTAGTTCGTCTAAGATTCGCATATTCTCTTCGTGTTCTGCTTTCTTCTTAGCATCTTCTTCTAGAGCTTTCTGAATAGCAGGTCCGACTAAAGGGAATCTGTTAAGTGCTCTACCTTGTTCATACATTGCAGAACCGTATTCGTTAGTAACTAAGTTCTTTAACGCTTCTTCTCTAGCAAGCTGATCAGCAGTCTTAAGACCTTCAGTAGCAGTACCAAGTCCTAATTTATCGTAAGCTTTAGTCAATGATGCGCTAACTGGCGAATATGTACTAGTGCGATTAATGAACTTGTCTTTGACAGGAGTGAACTGTCTACTACCTTCAGGCGTTAACACTGTATTTGCATCAAGTTTATTAGATTTGATGTATGCATTTGCTTTGTTAGCTAATGTAGTACCTTCTTGTTCTGCAACATTAAACACGACAGGATCTTTAGTAGCAATTGCTGCATAAGTTTCTGGATCAGATTCCATCAACTTTACCATTTCTTGTGCTTTATTACGAGCGGCTTGAGGTACAGTTGGATCATTTGCTAAATTGACATTAAACTTATATTGCTTTCTAATTTCGTCTACAACTTCTTTAGAAGTCTTACCAGTTGCTAATTCACCCAAGAAATCTCTTACTTTAGGAGCAATTCGACCAATGCCGATACCAGCACCACGAAGCAATGCACCACCTATAAGATTAGTACCAGTACCTGTTATAACATCCATTCCACTAAATGCACCACGAGGATTATTTGAGTCATTATAATAAGCTTCATCTAATGCTTCTGTTGCAATTGGAGCACCAGCATTCGATAGTGCTGCACCTATTAGTGTTCTTACACCAGGATTGCTAATAGCTCTAACAGTAGTACCATAAGGAATTGCATACAACACATTCTGAGCTTGATCTAAAGCATAATCTTTAGCAGAAGGTTCTTCACCACGTTCAATTGCTTCTTGTACTCTTGGCGCGAATATGTGCATAACTGCACCACCAGCATTCTTAGCAAATGCTTCAGGAGATTCAAACCATCCACCTGCATCTTCACCATGTGCAATAGCTTTACGTCTCTTATCAGTAGCTTCAGCACCCATTTCAGCAACTAACTCTTTAGGATTCTTTCCATGTTGTTCTGCTACCAATGCAATTTCGTTATAAGGAATCTGTTCGTAACGATTTACCCAGTCTTTGCCAAATGCTTCTTCTTTGTTTACTTTACGATTACTAGGACCATTTGTAAATGCCTTCGATACAGAAGGCATAAGATCCAATTCATCAACTGTTAGCATCTGCAATGGTAAATCTTTATTTGCCCATACGATATTCGATGCTTCTTCATCGCTTTCAGCTCTATCAACTAAATTATACAAGCCTTCTAGAAGTGCTTTCTTAGTAGAGCCTTCTGGATATTCAGAATAAACATCAAAGATCTCATCGAGCAATTGTTTGGTTACTTTACCATGTTTCTTATCTGACATGTTAACCTCTTATTTCTTGCCGTATTTAGCCTTAACATTACGAATCTTTGCTGCATTATCTCCTGCTTCTGCTAATTCTTTCTTATAATTAGCTTCGTTAGTTTCAGCTTTCTTTAAATCGATAATCCTCTTCTTAGCAGTTTCAATCAAAGTATGTAATGTACTACGTTCAGTTTCTTCAAGTTTAGTAGCATCTAATTGCTGAATTTCATTTAAAGCGTTCACAGCATCGACAGATTTAGAAGCATTGTTTAATCTTTCTGCTAAAGCCGCAAGTTTGTTAGAAGTAGTTTGAACATTTGTAGCAGGTGTTGCAG